AGAGGCCCGATGAAGGCAGGCCGGTTCATGACGATAACGGGCGATGTTGATATTAGGCCGCTGAGTTTCTCACCGAAGGACATGGCCGGGAGAGATGAGGTTATCGAAGAGATCTCAGCGGTGTTTGGTGTTCCCATCAGCCTGCTCAAGGCCAATGATCCGAACCTAGCGTCAGCCCAGGTCGGATACGCAAGCTGGAAGGCCAACACGATTCTGCCGTTATTGCATCTGATCGAGCAGAAGCTAAACGAACGGCTCTTGCCATTATTCGGCATCGAGGACGATGCTGTATTGGCGTTCGATAATCCGGTTCCAGCCGACCGCGAGTATGAGTTGCGCGAGTCGCAGGCACTTACAGCAGGCGGCCTGAGGACATTCAACGAAGATAGAAAGATCAGAGGCGACGAGGCTCTTGAGGGTGGCGATGTGCTGCGTGTGAACGGGCAAAGCCTGGAGAAGATGGACGCAGAGCAGCCGCCGATGATGGGCCTGGCAGCTGTGCCACATCAGCAACGCGAAGGACCAAAGCCAGTCGCTCAGATACAACCATCCGGGCCAACGGACGTATTCAGGATTGGCAACGAGTTAGGCCGGATGACCGCCGCGCTCGATCAGATCATGACGAAGCAGGTTGAATTACAGGATCTGTATAAGGAGCTTAGGCATGAACATGGACAAGCACATCGACAAGCTGGTGTCGGAATACATGACACAGCCACAGAAGATGCAGGTGAAGATGCCCAAAGAGGTGATAGAAAAGATGATCGGGCAGATTCTGGAATCGAAGATGGACGAGATAGTGGAGAAAGTGAAAAAGGCGCTGGAAATAGACGAGACACCCTCCACTCAGATATCGTCTGGAAAGTAGACGCCGAAGAGGATGTGCGTGTCGATGAGCCTGACGCACCGCATCTGGAGTTATCGCGTGAGCTATCGGACTTATTCGACCGTCAGCTCGAAGTGATTCGCAGTGCCATTGCAGGTGGGATGCCGAAGGCGGTCAAGGCACCGCTGGGCGATTTGAAGAATAGTATCGAAAGGTCGCTTGCAGAATTGAGCGGTGCGTTCGCTGAAAAGATCCGACCAATAATAGAACGCATGTTCGGAACGGGCGGCAGTGCAGCACTGGCAGCGGTACAGGCTCGCGGCCTTCAAGTTGAGTTTGATGTATTTGATCCGACAATCGCAGAAAGCATAAAGCCGTTTATCAGGAGGCTGCTTCACCAGATCAATAACGTAACTCTGGCCCACGCCATGCCTATTATTAGGAACGGGCTCGAAGCTGGCAGCTCAGTGGGAGAGATGACAACAGCGCTCGAAGATACGGGCAAGTTCAATCGTGCCCGCGCTCAATCCATAGCCCGCACTGAATCAGCCAGAGCGTATGTGGCTGGCGAAGAGGAGGGCTGGAAGCAATCCGATATGGTTGAGGGCAAGAAATGGCTGCTCGCGCCTAATGCGTGCGAGTTCTGTCGCGCTGCTGCCCAGGATGTCAACAGCAGAAAAGTGACACCTGCACTTGGCCAACCACTGTATAACCAGGGGGCGCAGCTCACAGGCACGGGCGGGGGAACTTTGAAACTAGATTTCGACGACGTTCAGGGGCCGCCGCTGCATCCCAATTGCCGGTGCGATCTGGTCCCGGTATTCAAGGAAGTTTAATATGGCAAGCAAGAATCTTATCGGCGAGATGGAAGTCAAGCCTGGCGAGCGGTCCTTTACCGCGAGAATCACAACCAACGCTGTGGACCGCGACAAGGAAGTCCTGCTTCCTGAGGGCATGGATGCGACCGACTTTGAAAAGTCGCCAACGATATTCTGGGCGCATGATTATTTCCAGCCACCGCTGGGGAAATGCACAGCCCTGAAGAGGTTCCCTGGCCACTGGACCGCAAAGGCAGTCATGGCGAAAAGGCCCAATACGCATCCTGCGTCAGCTGAGTGGTTTCCCGATACTGTCTTGTCCTTGATGTCCGAGGGTGTTATCCGAGGCGTATCCGTGGGCTTTGACCCAGTTGCCAGCCGCAAGCCAACACCTGACGATAAGAAGAAGTTCGGCGACGGCGTAGCCAATATCGTATCCAGGTGGCGTTTGCTGGAGTATTCGATTGCACCAATGCCAGCCAATCAGGATGCTCTCGTCGAAGCCGTTGGCAAGGGCATTGTGAAACACGAAACGGTTAAAGCGGTGTGGGGCATTGATGCAAAGCCCGTAGGCAAAAAGACTTGGATCATTATTACAGCCCTGCCTACGCCGAAAAAGAAACCCAAAATAAGACAATGTGATATCAACAAATCTGTCGCCGCCAGCATTGCACGGAGACAGGGGAAAATTTATATGTAAGGCTTGACAAGCTCCGCCGGGGTGCTAGCCTTAAGCAATCGTCAGGCGCTAACGTAGCTGGGACAGTAGGGGCTTTGGCTCTCGCACTTCTCAGTCGCACGTCGAGTGCTCGCGGCGCTGACAATCTACCGCGACACACAACAGGACTAGTTATCATGTTGGGCACAGTAATAACCGAACGCGACTTCAAGTCGCGTATTTTGCCGATGTTGCAAAAGCTCCACAAGACGCCCGAAGAGCTGAAGAAGGGCGTCGGAGTATTCCTGAAGCAGGGCGAGGAAGAGGAAGTGCCGGTGGTCAACGAAGCCGGTGAGGCTCTGAATATCGAGGAAATTATCCTCGTAGGTGCTACGCCAGAGGAGCCAGTCGAAGAAGAGGAAGCACCTGCGGAAGAGGAAGAGATTACGGCTGCGAGCCTCAATTCCGCAGTTCAGCTTGCCGTTGACCGTGGGCTTGCCAACATGAAGAAAACGGGCAAGCGCAGCAAGAAAGCGTTTCAAATCACTGGCGGCGACTTCCGCAATGATGACAAAGCCAGGTTCGGCTGGAAAACAGTCGGCGAGCATCTGACAGCCGTTCGCAATGCCGCGATGAACCTTGGCACCGATCACAGGCTTCATACTCTGCCGAAGGGCTTGAAGGCTACGGGCATGTCGTCGCACGTCAGTTCCGATGGCGGCTTCCTGATCCCGCCCGAATTTTCGGACAGGATAATGGACATCGCCCATCAGGAGGATGTGCTATTCGCCAAGACTGACAAGATGGTCACGACCGCAGCATCGACGAAAGTCAACGCGCTCCATGAGACTTCAAGAGCGGCAGGCTCCAGAAGGGGCGGCGTGCGTGGCTATTGGCTGGGCGAAGGCGGGACGTTTACAGGGTCCAAGCCTACGTTTCGGCAGTTGACGATGGAACCGCACAAGCTGACTGTGCTGATGTACGCGACTGATGAACAGTTGGACGATACGCCAAACCTCGAGCAATTAGTGAGCAGGTTCGCAGGCGAGGAAATCGCTTTCATGACCGGCGATGCGATCATCAATGGCACCGGCGCTGGCCAGCCGTTGGGTCTGCTCAATGCTGGCTGTACAGTAAGCGTTGCCAAGGAAGGCTTGCAAGGCGCTGCGACCATCGAAAAGGAAAACATCGACAAGATGTGGGCACGGATGCACGCGCCCAGTCGTCAGTCTGCGGTCTGGCTAATCAATCAGGATGTCGAATCGGAGCTAGAGCGCCTGGCTGCAAACGTGGGCACCGGCGGTGTGCCAGTTTACCTGCCAGCGGGCGGAATAACTGACACGCCCAACTCTCGGCTTAAGGGCAGAGAGGTGCTCGTTACTGAGTTCCAGCCGACACTGGGAACAGTTGGCGATATCATGTTGGTTGACTTGAGCCAGTACCTGACTGTGACGAAGGGCGACGTTACGAGTGATACGTCGATCCATGTCCAGTTCACGACTGGAGAAACGGCATTTCGCTTTACATTCAGGGTTGACGGTCAGCCCTGGTGGAGTGCTGCGTTGACGCCATTCAAGGGCACAAACACGCTAAGTCCGTTTATCTCGCTGGCCACCAGAGCCTAATAAGGAGCCTAACCAATGGCTATGACAACTTTTGAAACGACCCACGCCGTCAACGGGCTGGCACCGATTGCGGACGCATTGAGCGGCACGGTAAACAGCGACATCGTATCTATGGAGAATTATGGCCTGTGTACGTTCTTCCTCTACCTTGGAGCTAGGACCGGCACGACCGCCGATACTGTGCTGACGGTCCAGGCGTGCGACGACTTCACGCCGACCACGACCAGC